TCGTGGCAGTACTTCAAGCGCAAGCCGTATCACTTGAACGGCTGTGAAACGGGGGCAGAAATGGCGCACGTTCAGCAGGGGAAGCTACTCATCTTGCCGGGCTACATCGTCATGCTGAAGGGTAAGCAAGTGTTGAACACAACTGAAAAGATCAGATCACGTCATCCGTGTTTTGATTTGAATGCCGATGAAAAGCAGATCGTGAATATTTATTTGTGAGATGGGAATTAAGGAAAAATATAAAATAAAATCAATTAGTAATTCTAATGCAATAGAATGGTTGCTAAAAAAACACTATGCACGTAGAACTCCGATTATGATGTATGTTTTTGCTTTGTATGATGAAAACAATATTGTAGTTGGTGTTTGTGTTTTTTCCCCGGCACCTTCAAGATTTTGGAATAATGGTGGTAAATTGTTTAATGATAAACATACTATTAACGTAATGGAGTTAAGCAGATTAGTGTTAAATGATAATCACGAAAAAAACTTGACTTCATTTTTTGTTAGCGGATGTTTAAAATTATTGCCAAAACCAAATGTTATTGTAAGTTATGCAGATGCAAATAATAATCATTGCGGGTATATTTACCAAGCTACTAATTTTATTTATTGTGGATTAGCTGAACCAAAAAATAAGTCAATGGATTTTATTTTGTTTGGTAAGAAATATCATGGTAGAAATATGAACATTGAGTTTACTCGTAAAATGTTAGGCAAACAATATAATGAAGATTTACATTGGAAGGATAATATAATTGCCGTTGGTGGCGCCATAATAAAACAACTACCTAAACACCGATACATTTATATAAATGCAAAAAACAAAAAACAACTAATTGAAGATATGATTTACAAATCACATCCATACCCAAAAAACGAAAACAAGAACTACGATGCAAGTTTTGAACCAACCATTCAAATGGAACTATTTTAGTGCGGCTGGTGTAAATAAGTATTAAAAATGTTATTGCGCCTAAATATTATCTATTGATAATTTTTATGCTCACGTCTAACCACATACCACGCTATGAACTACACCCCACAATTCAACGCTAAACAAGAGATCGCACTTGATCACCTATCGCACAGGTCACAGGTCGAACAAGTTCTTTTCGGTGGCGGGGTTTACGGTGGTAAGTCGTGGCTCGGTTGTTATTGGCAGATCGCCCGACGATTGAAGTACCCGAACACGAGAGGGTTGATTGGTCGAAGTGCGCTGAAGAATCTTGAACTGTCAACGATGCTGACCTTCTGGAAGCTTTGTCAGGATATGGGTATGAAGGCAGGAAAGGACTACCAATACAACGGGCAACTGAACATCATTCGGTGGTTTAATGGAAGTGAAACGATCCTGATGGATATGGCCGACAAACCATCCGATCCACAGTTTACGCGACTTGGTAGCCATGAACTCACAGACTACTTTATAGATGAAGCCGGCGAAGTGTCTGAAGGCTCGATCGACATTCTTGATTCGCGTACCCGTTACAATCTGATCGGTGGGGTAGCAAAAGGACTGCTGACCTGTAACCCGCACAAGGGGTGGTTGTACCGCAACTTCTACGATCCTGCACGAAAGGACCGGCTATCAGATCACAGGGCGTTTGTTGAAAGTCTGCTGAAGGATAACACGATCAAACCGAACGAGGCATACGAAGCGAAGATGATGAGGATGCCGGAAGAGATACGCAAGCGACTTCTGGAAGGTGACTGGGATTATGATGAGAGTAAAGATACCCTATTCAGTTTCGACGATACGCGGCGCATATTTTCACTCGAAGCCGAATCGCAGGGGAAAATGTATGTGAGCGCAGATATCGCGGCTATGGGCGACGATAAAACGATTGTAGGGGTTTGGCGCGGTTTGTCTTTAATTCACATCTACGAGTTCGTCCACAAATACCCTCACGAAATCGCCAAGGAACTACGCGACATTTGTTCACGGCATGGGGTGCCTATTTCACAGTGCATTGTTGATGCTGATGGTCTTGGTATCGGTGTCCAGGGGATTCTGCGGTGTGTTCAGTTTAATAACGGGGCAAGGGCGGTTGATAGCGAACACTATGTTAATCTGCGGTCAGAATGTTACTATAAACTATCTGAAGTCATGAGTTACGGCAAAATATCGTGCAGCACACTGAAATACGAAGATGAGATCGTCAGGCAACTTGATTCTGTTCGTCGCAAAGACATTGACAAGGAGCGAAAATTAGCCGTATCAACCCGCGAAGAAATCGTTAAACGCCTCGGATATTCTCCCGACATAGCTTCAATGATGATGATGAGGATGCATTTTGAACTGAAACCGACGCTCGGAAAGTACGCTTTTGGGTCAATCGGCTAACTTTTTTACCTTCTGAAACCCGCACCAATAGCGGTTTTAACAATTTTCTTTAGATATTTCCTAAAATAAATTAGGAATTGGGAAAGAGTTGCCCATATATTTGCTCCATCAATAACGATATAAACAACAACAACATGAACAACACAACACACACATTCGACGTAGTATTCAACAGCAACGAATCTTCTGATAACAAAGGATTCAACACTACTGATCTTCAATATTGCATTGATTACATCACTCGCTACAATGGAACTCGTCAATCTTACTTCGCTGACTACACCGGAGGCATCGTGCAGGTAATTTGCATCGAAACTTCAGAAGTAATGCACGAGGAGATTGTAATGTAATTATCCGACTAACGCCACCACCGCCCCGCCCTGAAACAACGGCGGGGTTTGGCGGTTAAAAACAAACAACATGAACATAATAGACATCAACCGCGCTATTACAGCGCACGAAAAGCAGATCGCAATTCTGAACAGGCTCAGAAGTCGGACGTCAAACCTCAACGCCCTCATCGGGTTTCAGACGAATTACTCCGATCCGAATTCCATTTGGTACGGAAACATCGACGCAAGGCTTCGCGACGAGATCAGAATCTCACAACTCACAGGACAGATCGCAGTTCTGAAGTCTGGACTTTTCAAAATGTACCGCGATCTTTATTCGCACGACTTCAGTCAGGACGCAGATCATTTGACATTTCACCTTATCGAATCATGAACATCCACCACACCACACACCCCGATCAGCCGATCACATCATTTAATGAATGGTGCTGCTATATCCGAAGTCAGTCACTTGAGAATCGTATCTGTGACCAACTTAGGGAGAATGCCATGCGACAGTTTGATATTGACCTCAAAAAACTTGCACGATGACCTACATTGATATTGCGGCAGCGCAGAACCAATATAAGAAACACACAGGTAAACCGATCACCCTGTCCGAACTTGGAAAGATCGTTTTCAAAAACGAACGTCTGAGTGAATCTGCACGGGTAACATACCTGTCGCAATGGAACTCAGGCAAGATGCTCGAACGGTGCAGAGTTGAATATTTAACTTGCATAAGTCAGACTTGTTACATAGATTTGAACAACTTAATAATCACAACATGAACACATCAAAAGAATTGGCAGCAGCCAATCAGACAAACCTTGCGCCATTTCAGAGCGCAGACAACTTTCAACTCGCGCAAAGAATCGCGCAGGTATTTGCTCAGTCGGACATGGTTCCTACTCAGTACAAGAATAACATCGGGAACTGCATCATTGCCCTTGAGATGGCAAACCGAATAGGATCATCACCTCTGATGGTTATGCAGAACCTCTATGTTATTCAAGGGAAACCCTCATGGTCATCAACATTCCTGATCGCGACACTTAACGCCTGTGGCAAGTTCAGCCCTCTGCGATATGAGGAAGATGCTAACGAAGGCGGCAGGACACGGGCCTATGCACTTGACAAATCAACGGGAGAAACTCTCTGCGGGGCATGGGTTTCGATGGAGATGGCGAAGGCTGAAGGATGGACAACAAAGGGTGGCAGCAAATGGAAGTCGATGCCGGAACTGATGAGGCGTTATCGTGCAGCTTCATTCTTCACACGACAATTTGCCCCTGAGATTTCAATGGGACTTCAGACCTATGAGGAAGTCATCGACGTGACCGGCAAGGTAGTGGAATACAATCAGGCTACTACCGGCCTAACTTCACTCCCCGAATCAGCGATGGACAAGATCAGGAACGCCATCAAGTCAGGTTCAGATGAATTCGAGATCCGCCAGGCGACCGACCTCGTCAAAGACGTGATGAGCGCCGAACAACTTGAAGAAATTGAAAACCTAATAAACCGCGTATCATGAACCTCGCAGACGAACTACAATTTGAAGTGCTGAAGAACTCAGCGCAGAACTCCCGAGCATGGGATAAGATCAGGCTCGGAAGATTTACCGGATCAGGGCTTGGAAAACTATTCACGGAGCCACGAAGCAAGGCCGATAAGGATGCAGGTATCATGAGCCAAACGGCTATGACCTACATTGAAGAAAAGGCCACTGAGATCATCACCGGTGAAGCACAGGGTGAATTCTCATCGAAGGCGACTGATTGGGGCAATGAGTGGGAAGAACACGCGATCCTCGAACTTGGTAAACACTTAGGGTGCGATCCTGACAACATCGAAATGAAGCCGCGTTTTGTTCTGTATCATGACTACTCAGGAGCCTCACCTGATGCTTACTTCCGAATCAGTCTGCAAAAGTATGGTGGCGAAGTGAAATGTCCGTATAACTCAACCGTTCACCTTCGCAGACTTCGGACGCTGGACACCGCACAAGATCTGAAGGACAACGAACCCGACTACTATTGGCAAATTCAAGCCAATATCTTCTTCAATAAGATACCTGTGTGGTATTTTGGAAGCTACGATCCTCGATTTCCTGCCGACAAAAGACTGAAGGTGGTTGAAGTATTCGCTGTGCCGGAGGACATCGAACAGATGCTCATCAAACTTGACAAGGCCGTGAAGCTACGCGACGAGATAGTGCAGTATATTTTGAACAAGTAATATAATAAACATGAACACAAATCAAAAACTCAGCGCAATCCTCAGAACGGTTGCCGTAAAACACACCGTTTCCGTGGAGGATATTATTTCCATGACACGCAAACGAGATATCGCCTATGCACGTCACGTTTACTGTTACATCGCGGTGAAACTGTTGAACGAAGAAAAGGGTGGCGCGACATTCGTATCGCTTCAAAGTATTGGCAAGTTTATCAATCGTGACCATGCAACAGTCATGCACAGCGCACGACACGCGGCAGCCGATCTGATACAAACTGACAAGAAGTTTGCGCAGTCTGTGAGTGAATGTTTGACGATCTGCGCCAGCGCTACACACGAAACGACGATCAGTTATCTTGATCATGAAATTGCAATACTGAATGAACAGATCAAGATTTTGCAGGAAGAACGCCAAGCATTGTTGCACATAAAAACACCTGAGCCATGCCTGTAAAAAAAGTCAAGATTAACAAATTCGGAAGGGTTGCCGCAGAATGGAAGGATGGATTGTGTCGCGTTAAATGTTCGGATGATACCCGTTCGATGGGTGGTTGCTCGTGTTCGAATATCTTTACTGAAAAGACGCGGGATATAAGCGGCCAAATGCCTTACTTGAATGAGAAAGTTGAACCTCAATATTGATGCTGTGTTAGACTATAAAGTTGAAAACAATATTGTTGAATTTACAGGTAGATTTCCATATTGGAAGCACGTCAGTAAATCGGTTGTTGTCGATGGTGTTACTTACACTAACAGCCGATATGAAGATGCTGAGATGAATGTTATAGACATGGATCAATTCCACTTTGATGTTGATAGATATGATTTGCCATTTCTTGATTATTACATGGGAATTAAGGATTCATCACAATTTTCAAAAGGACTTGTAGAACAATATTATAGATCACAATCTACAAATGGCTACGTTAACGGATGGATGTTTCTTTTTGATAAAGGCTTAATTGAAAAAAGAGTTTTAGCCATGTCAACAATTAGGCGTGGTGAATACCGAAGATTAACAAGGCAATCTACTAATGTTCCGATTGTTATACATTCCTACGGATTCAACAATGATTTGATTATTGAGATTTCCTTAAAAACATTTTTTTCAATAAAAGACAAGACCTTAATAAACAATTTTGAGTACTTGCATCAAATGTTTTTACAAAGGTTTAGAATTGATATTAATCATGATATTACGGTAAACAAAGCATTGAAAATAATAAACACCATAATCAACGAAAAACAATGAAACCCATTAACAACAAATCACTTCTTCATTTCATCTTCGACCAGATGGAGAAACTTGACAAAGGAGAATGCACGGTTGAACAAGCGAAGGCACAAGCCAACCTCGCCAAGCAAGCAAACAACTCGCTGAAGTATGAGATCGAACGATCCAAACTACTGATGGAACTTGAAACGCACCGAAAGGAAACGGGAGAATCAATAGAATTCCGAAACGCTGAAGGAAAGAATTTTGACTAATGTCAACAACCATCTAACAACTGCCTAACCTAACTTCAGTCTTTTGGATTACGTTTGTATCGCTGACCCAATGAAAAAATTACAAAACACCCCTGCCGCATTGCCATTCTCCCTTTCGGGACTGGGTCAGCCTTTGCGCGCGGGGGTTTATCTTTTGATCTGATGGCAAAAGACCCCGCATTCCTGTTTTACTCATCCGATTTTCTGACCGGAACCATGTTCATGACCAATGAGCAGGTCGGGTTGTATATACGGATGCTATGCGCCCAACATCAACACGGTGGCCGAATCGATACGAACGTATTACGAACGCAATGCGATGGTATTACGAACGGCATACAAGTTTACAACAAATTCGAGCATGACGCCGCCGGAAGTTTTAATCCGCGACTTGAAAAAGAGATGGGATTGAGGAAGGAAAAAAGCCTGAAAGCCGCAGAATCAGTGAAGAAACGATGGAAAAAACACAATTCAGATAATACATACGATCGTAATACGAACGTATTACGTTCTGAAAGTGTAAATGAAAATGAAAATGTAATTGAAAATAAAGATGAAGTTGTAATTGAAAAAAAGTCGCGCGAAAGATTTTCAAAACCTTCACCTCAGGAAATTCA